ATTTCATTATGTATATTATTTCAAACTGAACATTCGATCATAAAGATCGAGTTCTAATATCTTGACATATCGACAGCAAAAATTCTGTTTCGGAAGTTTGAATATGTGACGTTTCCTGTACTGTCACCCGGCAACCCTTTATCTAATACTGAGGCAATCGCTGAATTTTTTCCATCATAAAGTGATCTGGCATAGAAAATTGACTGAAACGGATAGGGTTGCCCTCCCTGATTGATAACACCATTAATGAGGCCTGTCATTACCGGGCTTATGGCCCATCTCCCCGATAAATTTACTGAAATATTGTAGCCAGCGTTCGAATCCCCTTCCGTTCCGAGGTTCTGAACATTACTGAGCACCTTAGACTGATTATGAATAATGCACCGGCGCGGAGAGGCGTTATCAAAAATAGCTATACCGAACTTAGGCGGATTTTGATACTGATATCCGAATGTGTAAAGCGTAATTACGCATGCAGTGTTATTGCCCCCGTATGTAAGCACCCCGCGATTTTGAGCGTCTCTGGAATAGAACGCATAACCATCACCTCCAGATGCATCGTAGTAAAACAACCTTAAAACATTATCATTCTCATGCACAACCGACGATGCTAACCCACCAGAAGGCACTGAAAAAGTTTGTTTTCCCATCAAGGTTAATGGCATGGTCCCTTTTATGTAAAAGGGATTACCTGAATTATCAGAAAGAGCAACCCCAAAATCCATATTCTATTTCCTGACGAAAAAAAGAAATGTTCCTGCATAGGCCTGAAGCGTTCCTGTTGAGTAATCAGAATCGCCTGCGGCACTGATGCTGAAATTATTACCTGAGATACTTACCCTTCGCCTTGCTGAAGGTGATGCCCCCATATTGGCCTGAAAGGTATAGTCAAGGCGATAACCAGCCGGAACCTGAAAGGAAAATGATCCGCTCTGCTGACCATTTGCCACTTCAAGGGTTCCGGCAACCAGAATTCTTACTATCCCGGTATTGGTATCTCGCTTCTGAGCATCCCAGGTACCAAACCCCCAGTTAGCCATCAGAACTCTCCAGTTAAACGGCCCACTTGAACCAGCGAACCATCGGCAGACAATACTGATATTCCGGTGTTGGTCTGTTTATACTTTCCTTCACCAGATACAGAGCCGTAGTTTTCAATAACGCCGGTTTTAAAGTTAATGCTCAGACCCACCTGATTCTGCACGTAATTATCAGACTGGAGCACATCAGTGATATTCCCCCTGCCAATCCATGCCTGACCAATGAATGCCTGGCTGATAAGCACCTGTCCGTCTTTAATAACGAAGGGTGAATACACGTTATTTCCGCTGCCATTAATAACGACGAACTGGTTAGCATTAACCGCAAAACGCGTGTTGACCTGAGAGCCGTTGATAGTCACGGCAACAGACATACCCGCGTCATAGTTCACACCGCCATAGCTGATACCGGCTTTCAATGTGTATATGGCGGAACCGCCACTTGCATCAGCATAAGCCGTCATTTTCTGCTGAATGGCGGCGGAGTTATCCGCGACAGCCTGATTAGTGGCTTTAAATCCGGCTGTAACGGTTGTGTTCAATTCAGCAACTGAGCTCTGGGCGTCTGCTGCAACTTTTCTGGCCTCAATGATTCCGGCGCGGTTCTCTCCAAAGTTGGCCCACTGCTGCTGCACATCGTCATAATTGGCGAGAATGCTTTCGGCCAGTGCGCTCGGGTCAGTAATCAGCGGCGTAAGAAGCGCCTTGCCGTCTTCAGACTGGAGGTATTCTTCAACCACGCTACCTATCAGGTCATCGGCATTGACGTTGGACATACCCGCTTTAAAGTCTGTCCAGTCACCGGTATTACCGATTTTGTCCACCAGCCGCGCGCGGTACCAGCGACGAACGCCAGCAGGCATCGGCCCGTGCTGATAGCTCACCCCCGGATAGGGCACATAAGCAAGGAACTGCGGATTCTGTCCATCAGCGGTTGTGGCAACCTGAATCTCGGTGTAAGCCGTGTCACCAGAGCCGTCAGGAAAACCCCATGTGATATCAATAGCCCATACCACATTGTCTGTGGCCATCAGGTTAACCGGCGTTCCCGGCTTGCCTGCCTTGCCTGTGATTGTCGTGCTGTCGGAAAATCCCCAGGGTGAAGAGACCTCAGCGGCATTCACCGCCCTGACACGCACGTCATAAACACCGCTGTAAACGCCCCGGATGCTGAAGCTCTGTGCGCTAGTCTGGCTGACGTTAACCCAGTCGCCCTTGTCCTTGCGCCACTGAGCCACATAGCTGATTGCACCTTCAACCCTGTCCCATGTGGCCTGCATGGAGGCAACAGACAGACCCTGCTCAACGTAGCTGACCTCTGCCAGTTTGATACTGGACGGAGCCTTAAGAACATTTATGGGGGTGACGGTGATGGGCGCAGGCTCAATACGCACGCCATCATCAATGTAGCGGTACTTGTTCGGGTCATGCTGGACGCCCGCGACGGTAAAGGTACCGTCGTCATTGCCGGAGATTGAAGTGACGCGAAAATACTGGATAGCCAGATTGTCACTGTCTATCGCCCAGACTGCACCGGCAACAGGCTGCGTTCTGAACGCGGTAGCAACCGTTACTGTTTTTTTATCGTCACTGACGGCGGATATAGTGCGTGTCTGTGCCGTTCCGTCTGGCAGATTCACCACAAGCCTGTCGCCAGCGGCGTAGTCAATGGCGCGGTCCAGGCCAAAACTGCGTCCGTTAACCGAACTCAGCCGCCCGCCGTTTTGCCTGCCACTTCGGAACGGGTCAGCAACGCCGATGATTTCAGCCGGAACCGGAATATAACCGTCAAGGCCTACACCAAATGACACTGTGCCGTCTTTGGAATTCGACAGAATAGCCCAGCGGCCACGGCGGTGCGCTTCACTCTGTGACGTACAGCCAATCGCCGTCAGGCTCATTTCCCGGACGTCATAGCGTTGCACCAGCTCTGAATCGTACACGCCCTCAACCGTATCGGAATAATGGTTTACCGGGTCTGACCAGCTCACCTGACAGGATGAATAGCGGTTTTTGTAACTACCCCCGGCGTAGCTGAACATGCCGTCGATGACGTTTGCAGCGTGATAAACAAAGCCCACATCCACGTTGCCGCTGGAGTCCACCTGCGGCACGTCAGCGTTGATGAATATCTGGTTGTTGCCCCAGAAAGTGATACCACGGAAGATAGCGGCAATGTCCTTCAGAACGGTGTAGGCGTCCTGCTGGCTCTGGATGAATACGTTGCAGGTAAAGCGCGGTTCTGTGCCGCCCGCGCCATTGGTCACCGGCTCATCGCAGTACTGCGCAATGCTGTAAAGCTCCCACTTATCAATCATGGACGCATCAACGCGGTTTCCCATGCCGTAAATTTTATCCAGCACCAGATCGTAGAAAATCCACGCAGGATTGTTGGTATAGGCGTATTTGAAATCGCCGGACCAGCTATCGCTGTAAGTGCGGCTTACCGGGTCATACGTGGTCGGAACGCGCACCAGCTTGCCTTTAGGCTTGCAGGTGATTTTCGGAGCCTGGCCGTTAAACTGCTGCGCATTGACTTCAATATAAAGCAGGGCAGTATTGGGGTAGCGCAGTTTGCTGTCGATGACCTCTGCGAATGAAAAGACTTTGAAGGCGTTAATGAGCTTTGAGGAATTCGAATCTGCGGTGATCCGGCGCACGCGCACTGACCAGCCGCTTGTTGCACGCGGAAGGGTGATGCGGTGATCGCGCTGATATTCGGACGTAGTTTTGCCGCTGAAGCGACCGTCCACAACCTGCACCCATGAGCCGCCATCGGTTGACAGGTCGATTGCATACTGCGTCACCGTGCCCACCATATCGGCGTTGTCTTTGTACTGATACTGCACGGGCAGGCTGAGTTTGATGCGCACGGCATCCAGCGACAGGTTAGTATACTGACGTGTCCAGGGTACAGACTGCGTGACGGTCACACCAACCGAAAGCTCGTTATCCACTTCAGGCATGCCCGGAATATAGGTCTGGTCCTGCGTGCCCTTCCTCCAGTCCCATACTACGCCAGTGAAATTATAGGTGCCGTCATCATTGGCAAGCTTCGTGTCGTTCAGGTAAATCTGCTGCGCCGTTAAGTCTCCCTGAATTTCGCCTTCAGAGATCGCTACCAGCAGTTTTAATTTGGCGACGGAAAGCAGGTCGTCTGGCTGCTCAACGGGCGTGTGCGCCTCACCGCCGCCACCGCCCTTGTTACCCTGGTAAATAATTTCGCCGTCAAGAAGCCGCATATTTCACCCATAAAAAAGGCCACCCGTAGGTGGCCTGTCTGATTCTGAATTTTACTGCTGGTCGCTGGTAAAACTACCCGCGCTGATGATCGCACCGCCAATTTCCCGCTGGCCGTAAAGCACCGGCACCGGATACCCCATTGCAACGGTGTTGACCGGTGCGCCAAAGGCATAGTTGGGTTTGTTGTCCGTGCTTGATGAAGCCCCAACGTTAAATTTAGGCTGTGGGGTCAGCATCTGAACCACACCGCCCAGCAACATACTGATTCCCAGGCTGGTCAGTGCTGTAGTGGCCAACCCTGCTGCTGTCGCGGTGCCAAGTGCCGCACCATAGGCTGCAAGAGATGCACCCGCTGTAAAAAATGCGGCCACAATAGCAACAGCACCAATAATAATTTGCAGAGTGCCGCCGCGCTTGGAGCCTTCAATAACCGGTTCCATTTCAAACTCAGCAGACGCTGAGCACATATCAAACTCCTGTAGCGAGATATTGTCTCTGCCACTGAAGAACGCGAAACGAACCCCGTTAAGATGCGCGTTAGATACGTACTTTTTGAAGCCCGGCACCTGTGAACACATAGCGCGGATAAGCTCGCGCAGGTCTGCAACGTGGAAACGGTGAACCGGCCCAAACTTTTTTGCCATGATCCCTTTTAAACGCATCGTTTTAAGCATCAG